GGCAAACAAAATTGTCTACATGGAAGCTGAATCCCGTTACGCTAAGGTATTTGAGGATAACCGTGACATGGGTGATAAGCTGCCTGAAGGTAGTGACATGAAGAACAAGCTGGAGCAAACCCAAGGTCAATACGTTGTAGACCTTGTAGTGACCCCTGAAGTTAAGGCTAAGGCTATTGCGGATGGTATTCCGGCTACAGGTATGATTGGGCAGCGGTGGAAAACTGACCCTGAGGGGAATGACTACTACAAAGCCTCTCGTAAGCACTTTAACCCCAATATGACTGATCGTGAGACTGGTCAAAAGGGTGTTACCCAAGGGCCTCCTGCTGTAGTTAAAGTTGAAGGTGATGCAGTTGTGCCTTGGGACTTTGAGACTGATGGCTACATCGGAAATGGGTCTAAGGTGGTTGCTAAGTTTAGCGTGTGGGAAGGTAAGATTGTAGACCTCGTGGCCCTTAAGGTGGTTGAGCAAGTCGAGTGGGAACCTGAAGATGACCAAGGCTACGGTTTTTGAGAGGGGCACTTGTGATTAACGCTAGAAGCTATAAGGAGGCACTTAAGTATGCCTAAGGTAACAATCTTAATTGAACCAGAGTTCGAAGGTGATGCACACCATACTACTGTGGTTGCAAAAGAGGGTATTGAGACCCTAGACCAACTTGTTGACTTGTATGCTTATGCTGCTAAGGGTGCTGGTTGGTATGTCAAAATGGTCGGCGCTGTTGCAGATGACAACATTGAGTTTTGGGGAGAACACTAAAGGATGCCTAAAGTAACACTAACAGTGTCCTATGAGGAAGAGGAGTTTGGCCGGGGGGAAGCCTCGGTCTACTCCCGAGAGGTAGACGACTTAGACCCCTATGACTGGCTATGGTATCTTATGAAAGCATCAGAAACCATGGGGTTTGACTGTAAGGATTTGCAGATGGTCACGTCTACAGGTAAAGCCTTTAGGACTGACCCATGAGTAAACCCAAAAGGATCACCAAAGCAATCGTTGACGGTGATGTTCTGGTGTATCGAAGTGCCTTTGCCACTCAAGATAAGCCGCCTGAAGAAGCTGAAGATGTTATAGATCAGATCATGGACTACACCATAGGTCAGACTGTAGTGTTTCCTCACGGTAATAACTTCTATGTGTGGCTCTCTGGTAAAGGGAACTTTAGGTATGACATTGCTAAGACAGAACCCTACAAGGGAAACCGGAGGGACCAAGTAAAGCCTACACACTACAACCATGTAAGGGAGTATCTACAGTCCCGGTGGGGCGCTCAAGTGACTAAGGGGTGTGAAGCCGATGATGCTATTTCTATTGAGGCATACAAAGGCGACATGGACTCTACAGTGATCGTCTCAGTGGATAAAGACTTTGATACGGTTCCTTGCTGGAGGTATAACTTCACTAAGGATGAGTGGATCAAGAACACACCTGAGAGTGCCTTGAGGTTTTTCTATGAGCAAGTCCTTACAGGAGACCGTGTGGATAACATCAAGGGTATTCATGGGATCGGGCCCAAGAAAGCACAGAAACTCTTAGGTGACTCTACAGATGAACAAGAGTTGTTCCAGAAGTGTCTTGATGCTTACGATGGTGACTATGACCGTGTAGTAGAAAATGCTAGGCTCCTGCACCTACAAGTATATGAGGACGAACTATGGGAACCCCCACTGGACCCTTTCTAAAGACAGTATGGACGGATGATGGTGAAATTGCGGTCAGACCTGTGGTCTGGCACAAACATCATCTTACATACCTTGATGACTACATTAAGGAACTCCAAGATTTTTGTCTTTATGCTGAAGAATGCAATAGTAGACTTAAAGAGACACGGAGGTCCCCGTATGAAAAGGAGTGAATACTATGGGAATCCCCAGAATCTTACAGATAGACGAAAAGTGGTCGATAGAGTATGACCCTTGTGACAACGACAGACCTAAAAATCTTTTGCGGTATGGGGAAAGCTCAATTATTGATATAAAGTCTCAGCCGAATTATGTAAGTGCAATGTTTTACCGACTTCTTGAGTTATCAGATGAAACGTAGTGACTTCAGGTCAGGGCTTGAGTATGAGGTAGCCAAGCAGTTAGAGGACGAGGGTATTGCCTATGAGTATGAACAGACCAAAGTGAAATACCAAAAGAAGCCATCTACCTACCTCTTTGACTTTGAGTTACCTAATGGTGTTGTAGTCGAGACCAAGGGGCACTTCAAGTCAGCAGATAGGACCAAACACCTGTTAATTAAGGAGCAACATCCTGAGTTAGACATTAGGTTTGTCTTCAGTAACAGTAACAACAGGCTCAGTAAGAAGTCCAAGACAACCTATGCTGACTGGTGTGAGAAACATGGGTTCCAGTGGGCTGACAAGAGAATACCAAGGAGTTGGTTAGATGAATAACACAAGTGACCCACTACTAGTATGGAGGGTATCAGAAGGGCCATTCTGTGTAGATGACCTACCGGATGAAGTCCAACAGAGTTACCCTATGGATGGGTATGACTTTTGGGTTGAGGTTATGGTATCTTACAAGAGTGATCCTGACTACTATGACTACATACCCATGTATTTTGAAACATTTGATGAAGTCTATAGATTTAAGACTGAGGTGGACAAAGCTATGGTTCCCCTTGAGGTAGACTACTAGATTGGAGTAACCCGATGACCACAGCTATAGTATTCAGTTGTGCCCACGCTAAACCAGAGGCTAGTAACGAAAGGTTTGACTGGCTTGCACAGTTGATCTATGACATCCGTCCAGACTACGTAGTGGACCTTGGCGATGGGGCTGATATGTGCAGCCTCAATAGTTTCGACACTAGGTATCCTCAAGCAATCGTGAGCCAGTCCTATGAAGCTGACATTGAATCCTATAATGATGCTCAGGGGCGTCTTCGGAAGCCTTTCAAGAGGAACAAACGAAAGCGGCCTTACTGGATTGGATTTGAGGGCAACCACGAGAATAGAATCAAAAAGGCTATTGCTCATGACCCAAGACTTGAGGGAAAGAAATACGGGATTGCCTTTGAGCATCTTCAAACAAAGAAATGGTTCGACGACTACCACGAATACGTTAATTCCGCGCCCGCCCTCGTTGACTATGACGGTGTGCTTTACGGCCATTTTGTGTCTGCTGGGAATTATGGTCGTGCTATCTCAGGCAAGCATCATGCTTATTCTCTTCTATCCCACGTGGGATGCTCTGTTAGTGTCGGCCATAGTCATAAATACGACTATTACTATCAAGGGGCTACACTCCCTAATCCAGTTATCGGGCATGTGGTTGGCTGCTTCAAGGGAAAAGAAGAGGCTTGGGCAGGTCAGGCAAACAGAGAGTGGCGATCTGGTGTGGTAATCAAACGGAATATCCAAAATGGTGTCTACGATCATGAGTGGGTATCTATGGACAGACTCAGGGAGGAGTATGCGGAATGAGTAAACGCTCAAGTATGCCTAAGGTGCCCAAAGACTTCTACCCCACAACAGACCCCAAGGCTGTCCCACAAGCGTTCATAGAGTGCATCAGGGGTAGGGCCTATGCAGAGCCTTGTTGTGGTGCAGGAGACCTTGTAGACCTTCTCATGGAGGTAGCCGTGTGTAGGTGGGAAAGTGACATTGAGAACCGAGGGGCTGGTAAACTATGGGATGCTATGTGCCTATCTAAACAAGAACTTGCTAGGTGTGATTTGATAATTACTAACCCGCCCTACACTAAGGATGTCCTCTTGCCCATGATCGACCACTTCATTAGTCTGCAGCCTACGTGGTTGCTGTTGCCTGCGGACCTAATGCACAACCTCTACTTTGGGGACTACATGAAGAAATGCTCTAAGGTGATCTCAGTAGGTCGTATCTGCTGGTTCCCTAAGGAAGGTAAGAGGGTGGCGTCCACAGATAACTACGTATGGTGTCACTGGAAGTATAAGGCTACGGATGATACAACCACAGAATTTATTGGGAGGTCTTAAGAATGAGCTTTAATTTTTGGTTGGTGCTATTCCTAATGTATATGGTATACTCTAGTGCCTATTCTATGACAACTGCACCTAAACACATCAAGCCTACACTCTTGGCGTTCCTCGGGCTTCTCTGGGGAGTGATGTATGGTGCAGGTATTCTAACAGAACTTTGGTAGCACAGAAGAGGAAAACAAATGTTGACTGGAGATGAAATCCACGGGTGGGAATACTGGAGTGAAGAAGAACCTGAGTTCCGAGACCACATGACTGTCACTGAAATGGTGCAGGAGTTTGCCAAGGTGACAGGACAAAAGGCTCCCTACAGAACTTACCTTAGGCTTATTGAGGAAGAGTTTGATGAGTTCATAGCTGAGGATGAGTATACTGTAGGTGAACTTAAGGAACTTGCTGACCTTGTGTATGTGATATATGGGTATGCTAATGTCATAGGTTATGACCTAGAGACTGCTGTCCGTAGGGTGCATGAGTCAAACATTACTAGAGTGATACATGACGATGGCAAGGTCCACTTTCGTGAGGATGGTAAAGCAATTAAAAATCCTAATGCAAAGAAGGTTGACTTAAATGACCTCATCTAGGACTCTTTATGGCATGTGCATTGATGATCACGACTACCGGATCAGGAAAGAATCTGATGGTAAGATAGTTTGGACCTGTCCCTTCTACCAGCGTTGGTATAATATGATCACTCGTTGTTACTCTAAACGACAAAAGAAATACACTCCTTCCTACGAAGGGTGCCGCGTTGTGGATAGTTGGTTGAGGTTCTCTAATTTTAAGTCTTGGATGAAGAATCAAGATTGGGAAGGCAGAGAGCTAGACAAGGACCTACTTGGGGATGGGAAAACTTATGGGCCGGATTATTGCATGTTCCTTGATAAAAAGGTTAACTTAAGGCTTAGGGTTTTCCTGTCGCCTATGATGGGGGTCTCTTGGCATAAGCAGAGGTCCAAGTGGAGGGCTTATTATAGCGATCCTGTAACTAAGAGGCAAGTTCATTTAGGCTTACATGAGTGCTTCGGCAAAGCGAAAGTTGTAGCTAACGAATACCGAAATAAAGAAAAACAAGACCTCCTTTCAGGGGGTTTTATCCCAACTGAAATCGCAGAAATCTTACTAGAGAAAGGCTACTAAAAATATGACTGGACCAACTATCCCCGTAGCAAAATGGGCTGATGAACAAAAGTATCGTCAAGAGGGGGAAGAATACAATCAGAAAGTAGCACGAGTGGCACAGGCCCTCTCTGATGGGGAAGAACACTTCAATAAGTTCCGTGACATCCTTAAGGACCAACGGTTCCTTCCGGGTGGCCGAGTTCAGGCAGCGGCAGGGTCTTACCGTCGAGTGACTGCGTTTAACTGTTTTGTGATGAAAGACGTGCCTGACTCTATGGCTGGTATCATGGATGTAGCTAAAGAGGCTGCTATCACTATGCAACTTGGTGGTGGTGTAGGCTATGACTTCAGTGGTATCCGCCCTCGTGGTGCCCGTATCAAGTCCATTGGCTCTCAAGCTAGTGGCCCCGTGTCCTTCATGGGAATTATGGACTCCACCTGCAAGACCATTGCTAGTGCAGGACATCGTAGAGGGGCACAGATGGGCTGTCTTCGGGTTGACCACCCGGACATCATGGAGTTCATCTCTGCCAAGGCCAACCACGATAATCTGACCCAGTTCAATATCTCTGTGCTGGTGACTGATGCGTTCATGGAGGCTGTAAAGACCGATAGTGACTTTGACCTTGTGTTTGAAGGTCGTGTGTATGACACTGTTCGGGCACGTCACCTCTGGGATACCATTCTTCGTAATACTTGGGATTGGGCTGAACCCGGTGTGATCTTCATTGACCGTGTGAATCAGATGAATAACCTTTGGTATTGTGAGGACATCTCGGCTACAAACCCATGCGGCGAACAGCCTCTTCCTGAGTATGGTGCCTGTCTGTTGGGCAGCTTTAATCTGACTAAGTATATCTTGACTACACAAGAGAACATTCTAAACATAGAAGGTGCAAATAAATACGCATTTAACTGGCCCCAACTAGAGCATGACATCCCTCATGTAGTCCGTGCTATGGACAATGTTATTGATGAGACTACATACCCACTGCATGAACAAGAGGTAGAAGCTAAGAACAAGCGTCGTATGGGCCTTGGGATTACTGGCCTTGGCAATGTCCTTGGTGCTTTGGGGATTAAGTATGGTGGTGCTGAAGCCCAAGAGTTTACTCGTAAGGTTCTCAAGCTAATCGCCAACCGCTGCTACATGGCTTCTGCTTCTCTTGCTGCTGAGAAAGGACCATTCCCTCTGTTTGATAAGGAGAAATACCTACGTGGTAAGTTCATTCAGAAACTCGACAGTGATGTGCAAGAGGCTATCTCTCGGTTTGGTATCCGTAACTCTCATCTGACCAGCATCGCACCTACAGGAACCATCAGTCTTACTGCCAACAATGTGTCTAGTGGTATTGAACCTGTCTTTAGCTTGTCTTATGATCGAACTA